TCTTCACGCTATACCGACAAAGGAAACGAATGCGAAGAAGATTCTATAACGCTTGCTAACGAAGTTCTAAACGTTGGATTCATTTACAAGAATGAAGAACACTTCCAAAACGATTATATTACAGGAACACCTGACGTAAACACGAACGAAGTTTTACTAGACATAAAAACAAGCTTCGATGGCACTACTTTTCCTTTCTTTGAAGATGAAATTCCTAACAAAGATTACTACTACCAACTACAGGGCTATATGTGGTTAACAGGCAAAGAAGAAAGCCTTCTAGTATATTGTTTAACAAACACGCCTAGCGAAATCGTAGAAGATGAAATCCGCCGCGTTCATTGGAAAGAACACGCAATAGAAGAAAGCGAAGAAATAAGGCACTATGTAGAAGCCAAGCATAACTTCGACCACATTCCACTAGAAAAGCGCGTAAAAGTCTTTAAAATACAAAAAGACGAAGCTGTAATAGAAGCTATAAAAGAAAAAATAGAATTAGCTAGGGAATACTATAATAAAATAATAGAAACAATTTAAAACAAATAACAATGGAACAAAAACAAAACACAGGCGCAATCTTTAAGAATAATAAAAAAGAAAAAGAAACGCATCCTGATTACAGAGGAACAATAAACGTAGACGGCGTAGAAAAAGAAATAGCGCTATGGGTGCGAACAAGCCAAAAAGGAATGCAATACTTCAGCGCTGCAATTAGTGAACCTTACGTAGCCGAAGAAAAACACGAACCTAAAAAGGAAGTAAAAAGCAACGGCTTTAACGACCTACCTTTCTAAAATGATTACAATGTTTATAGATGACTTTACACTACGTAAAATGCTGAAGGAAATCCTAAAAAAAAAGAATCGTTACCAAATAATAAAGGAAATACGAAAAACAGGAGAAAAAATACAGCACGTACAAATAGACAAATTCTTATTGGAAAAAGACGTAAGCTTAAGCACTCTAAAGAAGATAGATAAATACGTCTGCAGATTTTACTACGAAGAAGGAACAGCGCCACAATATTAGGCGCTTTTTTTTTATCCACAACTTATTGTTTAAAAATTCGTCAATACAATGTTTAAAAAATAATCATACATTTGTATAAATGAAATGGCTAGAAAAAGTCGCTGAACACCACAAAGACTACGTTGAAGTAGTTCGAAAGTTTGGCGAATCATTTTTAGCCGAAGACATAGTACAGGAGGCCTACTTAAGAATGTTGAAATATTGCAAGCCTGAAAACATAATAACAAAAGGAAAAGTAAATAAATCCTACGTCTACTTTGTAATTCGAAACATTTACATTGACTACTTGAAGGAACGCGACAAATACCAAATAGTAAGTATTGAAAACTTGCACTATTTGACAAGCGAAGAAGACGAGGAACAAAAACACGAAGCCTATTTAACAATCCTAAACAAAATAAAAGAAGAAAGCTGTTCTTGGCATTGGTACGACAAGCGCCTATTTGAGATTTACAAGGATTCAGGAAAGTCAATAAGGCAGTTAAGCAACGAAACTAATATAAGCGTTAAAAGCATATTTCAAACGCTTAAACACTGTAAGCAAAGAATTAAAGAAAATGTAGGCGAAGATTACACCGACTACAAGAATAAAGAATACGAATTAATAATTGAATAATGGAAAAAAAAACAACAAAAACAACGACAAGAAAAAGACGAACAAAGAAAGCAGAAGGACTAGGCGATTCTGTAGAACAAGTGTTAGAAGCTTCAGGAATATCGAAGGTAGCCAAGTTTATACTAGGCGAAGACTGCGGCTGTGAAGAACGAAAGGCAAAGCTTAATAGAATGTTTCCATACAAAAAGCCTAACTGCCTACTAGAACACGAATACGAATTCTTAAACAGCTTCTACAACCGCGAAAGACAAAACACTATTTCAGTAAGCCAACAAAAAGTATTAAGCGAAATCTACCAAAGGGTATTTAACCAAAGGGTACAAATGTCTTCAAGCTGCGGTTCTTGTTGGCGCGACACAATAAGCAAATTAAAAAAGGTCTACGATGAATACGGAGAATAAATACTTTATTTTGGATAGCGGAGAAAATATGCACCACTACGCTAAAATGATTATCGAAAAGCTACAGAAAGACGGAAGACACTTTCTACACTTTGAAACAGACAGCGAAAACTTATTTTGCTGCGAAGAAGTAGACGAAGACGAATTCTTAAATTTATTTAGATTAAGTAATGATACAAGTAAAAATAACGGATATAAAAACGAATCCGAATAACCCAAGAATAATAAGAGACGAAAAGTATAAGAAGCTTTTAAAAAGTATTCAGGAATTTCCTGATATGCTAAATAAACGCCCTATAGTGGCTTTTACTGACAAAGACGGTAAATACGTTGTACTCGGCGGAAATATGCGCTTAAAAGCCCTAAAAGAATTAAAATACAAAGAAGTTCCAATAATAGTAGCAGACGAATGGACGGAAGAACAAAAACACGAATTCCTAATTAAAGACAACGTAGGCTTTGGAGAATGGGATTGGGATATGTTAGCTAATGAATGGGACACAGAAAAGCTTGAAGATTGGGGATTAGATTTACCTGTAGACTTATCCGTAGAAGAAGAACTCGAAGCCGAAGAAGATGACTACGAAATACCAAACGAAATAAACACGGATATAGTAATAGGAGACTTATTTGAGATAGGAGAACACCGTTTACTTTGTGGAGATTCAACAGATACTAATAACTTAGATTTGTTATTACAAAATAAAAAACCTGAACTTTTATTAACTGACCCTCCTTATGGTATAGATTATGGAGGTATGCTAAAAGGTAAAGGAGACGGGAAAGGTGGAGCTGATAAAAACGGATGGAAATCTTATGATGCTCCTGATTGGGATAAAAGTAGACCCGAACAATCAGTATTTAATTACTTATTTCAAATAACTAATAATCAGATTATTTGGGGTGGGAATTATTTTGCTGATATTCTACCTTCTTCAATGGGTTGGCTTATTTGGGATAAAGGACAGAGAGGTTTTAGTTTAGCAGATGGAGAGATGGCTTGGACATCTTTCAATAATGCATTAAGAATTAAGGAATACGCAAGAGCGAAAGCAAATAAAGAAGATAGAAACCATCCTACCCAAAAACCAATAGAGATATTAAATTGGTGTTTTGAATATGCGGATAGACATTCAAAAGAAGAGATTAAATTAGTTTTAGATACTTATTTAGGTTCAGGTTCAACAATGGTAGCAGCACACCAATTAAAAAGAAAATGTTACGGAATGGAATTAGACCCTAAATATTGCCAAGTTATAGTTGACAGAATGAAAAAACTTGACCCGAGTCTAGTTATTAAGAAGAACGGAGAAGTAATTTAGAAACAGCGAAATTACAGCGATATGCCAAACAAAGAAAATATAAAAAAACACGAATTCAAAAAAGGCGAAAGCGGAAACCCTAACGGAAGACCTAAAGGAAGTAAAAATCGAAGCACAATAGCAAAGTATTGGCTTGAAGTAAATCAAAACTTAAAGAATCCTTTAACAGGCGAAAACGAAACAATGAGCCAAGAAGATTTAATGACATTAGCTCTAATAAAAAAAGCAAGAGAAGGAGACGTGGCAGCGTATAAAGCTTTAATGGATTCAGGTTACGGAGCGCCTATTCAACAAATAGAACAAACAAATATAGAACTACCTTTTTTTGATTTAAATGAACCTGAAGGAAACGACAGCACTTCGCAAGATTCATAAACTTAACAAGCGAACTAAAATAATACAGGGCGGAACGTCTGCTTCTAAAACGTTTTCTATTCTTTGGGTATTATCTAATAAGGCTATGCATATTCCTGATTTAGAAATAAGCGTAGTAGCGGAATCAATACCGCATATTCGAAGGGGTGCTTTACGCGACTTCGAAAAAATTATGCGATGGGGTGGGCGTTATAATCCGAATAGTTTTAATAGAAGCCTACTAAAATACGAATTCCAAAACGGAAGCTTTATAGAATTTTTTAGTGCTGACGATTCAAGTAAATTAAGGGGTGCAAGGCGCGACATTCTCTACATAAACGAATGTAATAACATAAGCTTCCAAGCCTACAATGAACTTGCTATTAGAACAAAACGAGAAATCTATTTAGACTTCAACCCTGCCAACGAATTTTGGGTGCATACCGAACTAAAAGACGAAGCAGACGCAGACTTCATAATTTTAACTTATAAAGACAATGAAGCGCTAGACCAATCAATAGTACAGCAAATAGAAAAGAACCGAGAAAAGGCAAAGACTTCTAATTTTTATGCTAATTGGTGGAAGGTGTATGGTTGCGGGGAAATCGGGTCACTCGAGGGCGTAATATTTAGCAATTGGCAACAAATAGACAAACTGCCAAACGAAGCGCGACTTATTGGAATAGGATTAGACTTTGGCTACACGAATGACCCTACAGCAATTATAGAAGTTTACAACTACAACGGAAAGCGAATACTAAACGAACTAAAATACCAAACAGGAATGCTAAACAGCGACATAGCTAAAGTGCTTCCTAACAACGTTCCTATTTATGCGGATTCAGCTGAACCGAAAAGTATAGACGAAATAAGGCGCTACGGAAAGACGATAAAAGGCGTTACAAAAGGAAAGGATTCCATAAACTACGGAATAGACACAATGCAACAACAAGATTATCTAGTAACAAAAGACAGCACTAATTTAATTAAAGAACTACGTTCCTACATTTGGGACACAGACAAGCAAGGCGTAAAACTAAACAAGCCTATAGACCACTTTAACCACGCTATAGATGCGTTACGCTACCACGAAATGGAAACGCTTGGAATAGGTGCAAATTACGGCACTTATAACATTAGGTAATACAAAAACACGAAAAATAAGTTATAAATATATGAAGTTCAATCTAACACTTCCAACGTCATTAAACGAAATACCTTTAAGCAGGTATCAAGAATTTCTTAAACTACAAAAGAAGTCAAACGACGAAGAATTCATAGCACAAAAAATGGTAGAAATCTTCTGCGGAATAGAACTAAAAGACATAGCAAAAATAAAGCTTACAGACCTGAACGAACTAATAGTACACTTCACAAAGCTATTTGAAGAAAAGCCACAGCTACAAAGAACGTTCAAAATAAAAGACATAGAATTTGCTTTCATTCCGAATTTAGAAGAAATAACATTCGGAGAATACGTAGACTTAGAAAACTATTTACAGGATTGGGAAAACTTCCACAAGGCTATGTCTGTAATGTTTAGACCAATCAAAAAGAAAACAGGTAAAAATTACGAAATCACGGACTACGAACCGAATAAAGATATGCAAGACCTTATGAAGTTCGCACCGCTTGGCGTATGCATAAGCGCCTATTTTTTTTTGTGGAATTTAGGAAGCGAATTATTAACAGCTACAATGAACTATTTATCACGAGAGATGAAGAAGAACAAGATAATTTTAGCGACTTCACAGAACGCGGACAATTTAACAAAAGGTGGGGATGGTATGGAAGCATTTATGGAATCGCTAAAGGAGACATCACAAAGTTTGACCAAGTTACAAGACTTCCGCTTACTCAATGTCTTACCTATCTC